TACACGGCTTTAAAAAAGCAATTAAAACCGTATTTGGATGCAATTAAAGAGGCGCCAGCTAATATAAATCAATTCGACCTAATTACTCCAGCTCCTTTGGCTGACGTGCTGGAGGACCTTTACGTTACCGCTGGCGTTGCCTATGCGGACGCAATGTATAACGCTATACAACCGCCGAGTAAAGCAACAAAAGAAGCGTTACGCGCTGGCTGGCGTGACTTTATGCGCCGTTTTGCAGTTACCAATTTGACTGGGTTACTACTTGACATAAACCGAACCTCTGTTAAATTAATCGAGCGATTGGTTGCCTCTGGTTTGCAAGAAGGCAAAGGCATTCCAGACATTGCGCGAAGCATTGAGCAAAGCGTTGCGGGTATATTTACCAACCGCTCCAAATTGATTGCCCGTACTGAGATGGTCAAGGCTACCAACACGGCGGCGATGCAATCAGCTGCAACCTCGGATTTTATGTACGAAAAAAAATGGGTTCCAGCTAGCGACCAGCGTACACGTCCAGACCATTTGGCAATGCTAAATTCTGAATGGATACCTTTCGACGCAAAATTTACCGTTGGCGGTTATGAGATGGACAGACCAGCCGACCCAAGCGCACCAGCCTCTCAGGTGTGTAATTGCCGTTGTAAGGTTGTGTTTAGAATTATGCGAGACGTCGACGGCTTACCGATTAGAAAATGATTGCAAAGGTTATAAATTTAGATTCGAGGCGCGACAAATGGAACGCGTCAAAAATGGAGTTGGGTTGTCATTTTGAACTCGAGAGAGTATCGGCAATAAGGCACGAATTCGGATGGGCGGGATTAGCTAAAACATTTAACCAGATATTTGCGCAAGCCGATGGCGACGTTTTAATTTTTGAGGACGACGCAACATTTAGAGGAACGGTTAACGACCTATTAAACGCGATTAAAGACTTGCCAGAAAACTGGGAAATGTTGATGCTAGGCGCCAACATTAAAGACCAAAGGATTGACCGAGTTACCAACCGACTGGCTAGGACTTACGGCGCTTGGACAACTCACGGCATATACTACTCGCACAAACTTTGCAAAGAGCTGGCAACGCTAGAGTTTAGCGTTCCAATAGACGAGTATTTTAGGACGGTAGTACATCCACGCGGCAACAGTTACGTTGTTTACCCGTTCCTAAGTTACCAAAGACCGAGCGACTCAGATATTGAGGGCGGTTATAAAGATTATACTAAACTCTTTGACGACTCACAGCAAAGGGTTGAGTTTTTTGTTAACCAGTAATTTATTGGTTTGCATTTTTTTTTAACCCTTTTATTTTTACAAAAAATGACGCAATGATTTACAAGAATATAAGCCAAGGAATTATCGAGGACGTTGACGACGTTAAAGGCATCGTAACGGGTTATTTTTCCGCATTCAATAACATTGACTCGGACGGCGACGTTATCGTTTCAGGCGCCTATAAAAAGACGGTAGCCGAGAACGGACCAAACGGACGCAACCGCATTATGCACCTACTCCAGCACAATCCTTTGATGCCATTGGGTAAGCCAATGGAATTAATGGAGGACGCTAAAGGTTTGCGTTTTGTTTCTAAGATTACCGAAACCAGCTACGGCAAAGACGTAATAAAGCTTTATGCTGAGGGCGTATTTAACGAGCATAGCGTTGGATTTGAAATTGTAAAGAGCGACAATAAAGCGGGTTACCGAGAGATTCGAGAAATTAAGCTTTGGGAGGGTTCAACGGTTACTTGGGGAGCTAACCCTAACACGCCAATCGAATCAATGAAAAGCTGGGATAAGCCAAAGAGCGAGGAAATGATTGCAAAAATGTGCAACCTTATTCGCAAAGGCGATTTAACAGACGAAAGTTTAATAACTTTGGAAATCTGTTTAAAACAATTAGAGGAACATCTACAGGCTTTGGAATTAAAGTCAGTCGAAATCGTGGAATCCGTGGAAACACAATTCAAAAGCGAAGAGGACCCGACTATTGCAATGGCTTTGGAATTTGAATATTTACCAAAACTTAAAAAATTTATTTAAACAAAATGGAAGCAATTAAAGGACAATTGGACTCTGTATTGGCTAAATTGGAAGGCAACGAAGCGTTAATTTCCGACGTAAAGTCAATGAAAGAAGCGGGCGAGGAATTCAGAAAGAATCTTTCTCAAGAAACCGCAAAACTAAACGAAAAAGCAACTGCGCTTCAGGCCCAACTTGATGCCGTAGACGCTAGAACTCAGGCTGGTTTCGCAAGCGCTCAAAAAGGTTATTCATTCTCTAGCGAATTGGAGAAAGCTTTTGCATCTGACGCATTCGGAAACTACAAAAGCGGAAACGCTAACAAGGTTAAATTGGACCTTGAATTGAAAGGTGGCGATATGACAATTGGAAACTCTTATACTGGCGAAGTTATTCCAGCCGAGAGAGTACCAGATTTGAAGTTTGTTCCAAACAGAAAAGTAAACGTACGTCAGTTGTTGCCAGTTGGACAGACTAGTTCTAACCTAATCCGTTTCGTTCGTGAATCAGCTTACGACAACGCTGCGGCTCCAACCGCTCAGGGTTCTAGCAAGCCTCAGTCTGATTTTGATTTGACCGCGGTAGACCGTTCTATTAGAACAATCCCAACCTTTATGAGATTGACTAAAGAAATGTTAGACGATACCCCAGGTTTGATTGCTTACCTTTCTAGCCGTGCGCCTAGCAAACTTTTGAACGTTGAAGATACCCAAATCCTTTACGGGTCTGGTTCTGGTCAAAACTTGCACGGTTTCGCAACTGACGGGTCCGCATACGTTAACGTTCCTTTCGGTACGCTAATCAACAGATTCGACGTTTTGGCTGCTGCGGTTATCCAAACTACTAAAAACGAGTATTCTCCAAATGCGATTATGATTAATCCAGCGGATTACTTGAATTTGGTATCTGTTAAGGAAACAACTGGAGCTTACGCGCTACCTAGCTACGTTACAATGACTGGCGGACAGATGTTTATTATGGGCGTTCCAGTTTACGCAATTAATGGCGTTGTTGCTGGCGATTTCTTCGTTGGAGATTTGGCGCTTGGTTCTCAGTTGTTCGTTCGTCAAGGCATCACGCTTGAATTCTTTGAGCAAGACGCTGACAACGTAACCAAAAACTTTGTAACTGTACGCGTTGAGGAAAGAATTGCTTTGGCGGTTTATACCTCTCAGTCTATCGTTTACGGAAGCTTTGCCGCGGCTCTTGCCTCTGGCTCTGGTAACTAATTTCATAGGTTAGTTTAGTTGAAAATTCCCGCACAATTGTTGTGCGGGTTTTTTTATTTATTTAAAAATCAATAGGTTTACCAAAACCAAGCAAGAAATTTATGAAAGTAGTTTTTTTTGTACACGCGTGGGCGGGAACGCATAACTCGGGCGCCGAGTGGACAGTTCAGCACTACGCTAAATTTTTGCATCAAAAAGGGTGCAGTATCGAAGTTATTTTGCCAGAAAACCAGATTTACCCAGATGGCGAGAAATTTTCGTTTATCAAGTTTGTGACTGGCTATTATTCAAATGATTTCTTTTTAGCCTTGCAAAATGCTGACGTAATATTTACTCATTTAGACAGTACTGGCGTCGCAATCAATTGGGCAAGACACTATAAAAAACACCTAGTTTTCCTTAGCCACAACGACCACGATTATAGAATTGTGCGAGCTAGAGAATTAAATATTTCGGTAGTTTACAACAACAAAGCAAACCAAAAAAACGTCAACGGCGGGGCATACCCTAACCCGTCAATCGTTTGCAAGCCTCCGATTTTTGCAGACGACGTAAAGTATAACCGTAAGCACGGTCAAAACGTCACGCTTATAAATTGCAACGAAAACAAGGGAGGCAAAATACTTGTCGAGCTTGCAAAACGGTTGCCTAAAATTAAATTCTTGGGCGTGCTTGGTAGCTACGGCGAGCAAATCATTGACGACACGCTAAAAAATTTAAAATACGTACCGCAGACTGGCGACGTGCATTTAATTTACGGCAAATCCAATATTGTTTTAATGCCAAGCGATTACGAGAGTTACGGGCGTGTAGCTTTAGAGGCGGCGATTAATCGGTTGCCAGTTATTTGCACGCCAACAGACGGCTTAAAAGAATGTTTGGGTGCCGCTGGTCTTTACTTTGACCGAAACGACCTTGACGGGATGGCTAAGAAAATCGAGGAATTAATGAGTGACGAAATATTGTACGATTTTCACCAGAATATAATGCGCAACCTTGCCGAGGAACGGCTAAAATACCAAGACCAAGAACTTGAGCAATTTTATACCTTTATCGTTGACAAAGCAAAACGAGATTATAATGAGTGATTTACTTTATACCCCTACCAACGGGTCATTTACAGGATACGCGGTCGAGCTAACCGAAACGGCGCCAGTTGTTGAGCCAGTTACATTGCAAGAAGCTAAAGATTACGCGAGAATTGACGGGTCCGCTGAGGACACGCTAATAACTAGCCTAATAAAAATGGCTCGTTTACATTGCGAGTCGTTTATTGGCAAGTCTTTAGTACCTAAAACGGTAACGGTTACCTCGTTTACGTTCCCTTATCAGTTCCAAATGCCTTACGGACCTCTATTAAGCGAGGGGGGAATTACTAAATGCGTAACAATTGACCAAAACAACGTCGAAACAAACCTAAATTTTGAGGTTAATACTGGTCTTTATCCCAAATTATTCATTTTGGGAGGCGCTCAGAGCTATAAATTCAAGCTGGTTTATACGGCTGGATTTACAACAGTTCCAGAGGACCTAAAACTAGCTATTAAAATGATGGTTAATACTATGTACGAACGTCGCGAAGACTTTAGCGATTTGCAAGCTATCCAATCGCCTTTGGGTGTTAAAGCTTTGTTAATGCCTTATAAAACTTATAACTGGTTTGGAGCGTGAGGACAAATAAAGAAATTAAAGCTGGCGATTTACGCGAACGAATTTCGTTTTATTCACCAAACCTTTTTGCAGATGGGTTTGGCGGGTATTATTCTAGCAATTCCGTTTCTTATACTTGCTGGGCGAAGGTCACAAACTTAAACGGTGCGCGTCAAAATAGCGAGGACCAGATGGTTATTAAAAATCAATGGGAGGTAATTATTAGAGACAACCCGCTGGTTACAATTACCAAATCGATGCACATCGTTTACGCTGGTAAAACGCTTATTATCGACTCAATAATTGACGCGCTAGAATACGACAGAATGATTAAAATTATAGCTAAAGAACGAGAATAAATGCTAAGTATTGAATTCAACAAACAAAGTTTGCAAGCGTTTTACAAGTATTTAAAAGACTTGGAGGGCGACGTTGCCGACTATGTGCGTGCAGAGGTTGAGGATTCAATACTTGCCATTGAAAGCGAAGCGGCTAACGAGGTGCGAGTTGATACTGGAGCGCTTAAAAATAGCATTCAATCCACGCCAATTAAGGTAAGCAAAAACGAAATAACTGGAGGCGTTGAGGTTGGCGCTGAGTACGCGCCTTACGTTGAGTTTGGAACTGGCACGCGTGTAAAGATTCCGAGCGAGCTAACCCAGTTTGCAGCTGAATTTAAAGGTGACGGCATTAAAGAAGTTAATTTACCAGCGCGACCGTTCTTTTATCCAGCGGTTTACAAGCAACGCCAAGAATTGCCTAAAAATATCGAGCGCACTTTGATTAAATTATTTAACAGATAAAAATGAGAAATATTAAAAAATTTGTCCGCAAGGCTTATTGGACGGCGCTAAATAATACAATTACTTATAAGGGTCAAACTGTCCCTTGTTACGATACATTTGCTCCAGATAACGCGACGTTTCCATATATTTTAATTGGCAACCAGACGCAAGCCGACGACAAAGATAACCAGCAATATAATTACGTCACAACAATCGTTTTGGACGTTGTTACCGCTGCGATTGCGCCATATGGTAGGGTTGACGCGGATAGTATTGCCGACGCTATATTGCAACTCGTTTGCCTTTATCCAGAAAATTATTTCTTACTAGATGTCGGTAAAATAGTAACTGCTAAGCTTGTCCAGCAAACCAGCCTATCAAGTATTACCGACACTAATATTGTGCATCGTGAGATTTTAACAATAGAAAACTGGATTGATGGGTAAGGTTAACGGGTCAACTCTTTTCGTTATTGTTGGCGAGCAAATAATTGCCAAATCCAAGGCTTACGAGTTAAGCGTTGAAATGGAAAAACTTGACTCAGTTTCCAAGACAAATGGAATGTTTGCCGACCATATTAGTAAAATTGGTTCTTGGTCTTTGTCCTCGGACGCTTTGACGATTTACGACGGCTATTCGTATGGCGACCTTTATAGCGTGCTAACTAATAAGCAAAGAGTTTGGTTGTCTATTGGCTCGGAAACCGATTACACTTTACTAGGTTTGGCAATGGTTGAATCGCTTAGTCAGTCCGCGGAAATGGAAGGAGCTGCAAACTTTTCCGTAAGTTTTCGAGGTGTTGGACAGTTATACCAAACCAACCTACCAGCCGAGCGTTTTATTATCGACGAACTATTTGAAAAAATAATTGACCAAGATTCGAATTTCCTAGTTTATACCTAAATGGCAGATTTTACCAAATGCAAACCGCAACGATGCAAATTAAAAGCTTTGTGTTTGCGCTACACGACACCGCCAACCGATTGGCAGCCTTATTTTACAAAAGAGCCAAGCGACGCAAGCGGAACAAAATGCGAAATGTTTAAGCCAAAGGATTGATTTATACGTTTGCATTTATTTAAAGACCTTTTATTTTTAAAAAAAAATAGAATTTAAACGCTCTAAAAATATGGCTACTACTGGCAAATTTAACGGCACGCTTTTAAACGTTTACCTTGACAACGTTTTAATTGGCTGCGCAACATCATCCGAACTATCTGTTAACGTTGACCTTGCGGACGCAACTTGTAAGGACGACGGAGGCTGGGCGGACCACATCCACGGTCTACGCGATTGGTCTGTTTCAACTGACGGATTGGTTGCATTTGACGGAACTAACAACATTGGAGACCTTTACACATTGCTAAGCGGTCGTACGTCTGTTGCTTTGAAATTTACTACCAACGTAACTGGCGATTTGGTATTTTACGGAACTGCTAGCGTGGCATCAATCAGCGTTTCCGCTGAAATGGAGGCTGCGGTAACTTACTCAGTAGAATTTACTGGTAAAGGTGCTTTAACAAAGGCAACCGTTGTACCAGCATCAACCTAAATTTTGCTAACTTGCCCGTATGAATTACACAGGCAGAACAACAGTTGAAATAAATGGACGCACCTATCCCATAAAGTTTGGGATGGGTGCGTTAATCCATTTTAGCGAAACGCTAGGATATGACGTCCAAGCTACTATTGAGCAATTGACAACCGCGGGGGTTGGTCAAATTAAATCGATTGCAAAATTTGTTTACTCGGCTTTATATGTCGAGGCTATTTTTAAGGACAAAGAGCTGGATTTAACTTACGAGGATATTATTGACTGGGTCGATATGACCAGCCCAGCCGAGTTAAGCAAAGTAATGCAAACAATTATGTTTGGCTTATCGGCAATTTCTCAAGTTGAATTGCCAGCTCAGCAAGAAGGCACAAAAAAAAAATAACATTCAACGACGTTTGGCATTACGCAATTGGGGAGTTGGGTCTGGAGCCTGACTCCTTTTATTTTATGTCGTTTGCCGAATATCAGTCGATTGCCTATGGTCATCAAATGCGGGAATCTAAACAGGAAAATTTGTTTAGG